GATATTTGTGATAAAAGAGTGGCGGCCAGTATGGAATATACAAGGCGAAGCAAGTAATAGTGAATAGGTAAACATTAAACGTAAGTCGTTTGAAATGAGCTGTATTTCTGTATTCTGCAAAATGTGGAAAATGCAAACGACAACGGAATATTGAGGTTGTTCAGTTACCAAACCGTTAGCCGGGTAGTTACCGAAACGGAAAGAGGTAACGCAAAGCGATGAAAAGAAATCCTCACCGTTTTGTTTGCACTCATACACAGTGTTTTGCATATCAAGGAACGCTTATATGGCAAGTATTTTTGCACTAAAAAGTATAAGCGTATGAAAGTAGAAAAATTCAAGGTATTGCTCTACCTCAAAAAGAGCGGACCGGACAAGTCGGGAAAAGCTCCCATCATGGGACGCATCACGGTAAACAGGACAATGGCACAGTTCGGATGCAAACTGTCCTGTACTCCCGAATTATGGAATCCACGTGAAAGCCGTCTGAACGGCAAAAGCAAGGAGGCGGTTGAGAACAATGCCAAGATTGAAAAGTTACTGTTGGCGGTAAACACGGCATTCGACAATCTTGTGGAGCGCAAGATTGATTTCGATGCCACCGATGTGAAAGACCTTTTTCAGGGCAGCATGGAAACACAAATGACGCTCATGCGAATGACGGATGTTGTCTGCGATGACCTCAAAGCCCGTATCGGCATAGACAGGGCAAAAGGGACTTATCCCGGTTATCACTATATGCGCCTGACAATCGGGGAGTTCATCGAGACCAAGTACAAGGTGAAAGATTTGGCATTTGGACAACTGACAGAGCAGTTCATCCACGACTATCAGGCATTTGCCACCGGTAATAAGGGTTATGCGATTGATACCGTCCGCCACCATCTTGCCATCCTGAAGAAGATATGCCGTCTGGCGTATAAGGAGGGATATGCCGACAGAATCCACTTCCAGCATTTTACCTTACCAAAGAAGACGGAAACGACACCACGGGCATTGAGTCGTGAATCGTTTGAGAAAATCCGTGATGTGGAAATACCCGCTTACCGCAAATCCCATATACTGGCAAGGGATATGTTTCTCTTCGGGTGCTACACCGGGGTCTGTTATGCGGATGTTGTCTCGATTACCCACGAGAACCTATATACGGATGAGGACGGTGCTTTGTGGTTGAAGTATCGAAGAAAGAAAAACGAACTTCGTGCCAGTGTGAAACTGTTGCCGGAAGCGATTGCGCTGATTGAAAAATATCATAGTGAGGATAGGGACACCCTGTTCCCTTTGCTGCATTGGTCAAATCTCAGACGACACATGAAAGCGTTGGCGGCACTGGCAGGCATCAAGGATGATTTGTGCTATCATCAGGCGAGGCACAGCTTCGCCTCGCTGATTACGCTTGAAGCAGGTGTGCCGATAGAAACCATCAGCAGAATGCTGGGGCATTCCGACATTTCCACAACACAGGTCTATGCCCGTGTCAGCCCGAAGAAACTTTTCGAGGACATGGACAAGTTCATAGAAGCCACCAAAGATTTTCAATTAATTCTTTAATACAGAAAACGATATGCGAAGTACATTTTCACTTTTACCCTACATTAACCGCAGCAAAGTAAAGGCTGACGGTACGACCGCCATACTCTGCCGCATAACCATTGACGGCAAACAGACTGCCATCAGTACGGGGATTTATTGCCGACCGGAAGAATGGAACAGCAAGAAAAACGAGATTAAATCCGTAAGGGAAAATAACCGCTTACGAGAATATTTACGACTGACAGAGGGAGCCTACAATGAAATACTGAAATCGCAAGGTGTGGTCAGTGCCGAGATTTTGAAGAACCACATATCCTTGAACAACATCCATCCGACCACTCTTCTACAGATGGGAGAATGGGAACGTGAACGGTTGAAGAAACATTCCGAGGAAATAGACTCGACTTCTTCCTATCGAAGTTCAATGTATTATCAGAAGTACCTGACGGATTTTCTTACGTCCATCGGTAAAAAGGACATTCCCCTTGAAGAAGTGACGGAGGATTTCGGCAAGTCCTACAAAGCCCACTTGAAGAAATGCAAGAACTTCGGGGTTTCCCAGACCAACCATTGCCTGCGTTGGCTGAACCGCCTGTTGTATCTGGCAGTCGATAAGGAGATTCTTCGTGTAAATCCCTGTGAGGACTTGGAGTATGAGACAAAGCCGGAAGCAAGGCACAGGTACATCAGCCGTGAGGAGTTCAAGAAGATACTTTCCACACCGATGTATGACAAGCGTATGGAACTGGCAAGACGGGCTTTCATATTTTCCACCCTGACGGGACTGGCGTATGTGGACATCAAACTTCTTTATCCCCACCATATCGGAACAAACGCTGATGGCAGACGGTACATCCGCATCAACCGCAAAAAGACAAAGGTGGAGACATTTATACCCTTACATCCCATAGCGGAGCGGATATTGTCGCTGTATAACACGACCGATGACGAGAAGCCAGTGTTTCCTCTTCCCAACCGTGATGCCCTATGGTTTGAGGTTCATGAATTGGGAATAACCATAGGAAAAGAGGAAAACTTGACCTATCACCAAAGTCGGCACAGCTTCGGCACTTTTTTGATTTCGGCGGACATACCGATTGAGAGTATCGCCAAGATGATGGGACACTCCAATATTAGAACGACACAGGGATATGCACGGATAACCGATGATAAAATTTCCAAAGATATGGACAAACTGATGGAGCGAAGAAAGGAAATGTCGGCTGGCGAAAAGAAGAAATAGCAAATAATCATCATAAAATAAAGGAATTATGAGCAGAGGCATAATAACAATCAGTGAAACGGGTGCAGTCACTATGCCGACCGCACCCGTATGGATGATGCAATTTGAGATTGCCGACCTGTTCGGGGTGTTCTCGTGCAATGTCCGCAAGACGATACGGGCAATCTATAAGAACAATGAACTGAATGAAGCCGATACGATGCGATATATCAGGCAATCGGATGGTATCAGCTATGACGTTTACAACCTTGAAATGGTTATAGCCATTGCATTCAGGATATGCAGTAAAGAAAGTGCTTTGTTCAGACGGTTTATAATAAATGAAATCAGCACCACCAAAAGAGAAACGCCTGTTACGTTGTTTGTTTCCTGTGGCAGGAGTAATAACCGATGGTATAGTTGAGGTTCATCCCGTCAGTAACTTGTTTCCGTTGCCACATGTTTGAAAGGCATCCGACAACGAAAAACAAGCAACTGATGGGTAATTATAAGAGCAGAAAAGGAACGGCTTACAGATGAAGTGTCAATACTGCGCTTCGTCTGTAAGCCGTTCCTTTTTTCTTTTTGTCGAAAGTCTATTGCTGCCGCAATACAGGGCATACGGCAAACTGCGTTCCTTCAAGAAAATCAGATTGCTGCCTGTCGGTAGGCGGAGCGGTAGCCGTCATTCAGCATCTTTTCAATGTCGGATTCACGGTAGAGGATTTTACCGCCCAACTGGATATAGGCGATACGCCCTTCATTGCGGTAGTCCTGAAGTGTCCGGCGGCTCACTTTCAGCCGTGCCGACACCTCCTTGTCAGTGAAGAAACGCTCACCGCCCAATGTCGGGCGGTAGTTGGCGGTCAGGTGCTCTACATTATCAAGCAGTCGGTCAAGACTGCCCATAAAGTGGATTATCCACTCGTTGTCTTTATTAATCAGTTCGTTCATATTACTTTGGATTTAGTGGAATTATTGTTGTCACTCTATTTAGTTATCAGATAGTCCTGCCTTTGAACTTCGCTTCTTTTCTCCTATCCTCAACAACGGAAACAATGCGCTCCACATCTTTGGGGCGGTAATAGGTCTTGTGATTGATTTGGCTGTATGCCAAAGTTCCATTGTCCCGAAGCGTCTGCAATGTGCGTGGGCTGATGTTAAGCATCCGGCACACGTCCTGATTGTCCATCCACTCGCTCATTGTCTTTTCTTCGTGCCTTTGGCAGATGGCATCCATGCGGCATACAAAATGCTCAAACTTGGCGACCATCGCTTCAAAGGTCTTTCTTTCAATTGATACGATTTCCATATACATTATTTTTGTTGTTATTGTTTCTTTTGCAGCAAAGAAATACATAATCTACTGCCCAGCAATGGATTTCCCGAAAGTGGCAGCGTGTTGCTCCGATATGGTAGCGTTTGTCCGAGTTACTGCTTGCCGGTTATTTGTGAGCAAGCCGGTGGAATACGATTTCCGTTCAGCCTTTAATTCCCATGTCTTATAAAGAAGAAGCCACAGCCAAAATAAGGGCTTAATTTAAAATAGCCCCCAATCGTACCTTTGTCCTTTCAGCTATTCATATCCGGCAAATCGGTGAAGTCCGCACCAATTTGTCAGTCCCCATAAAGCAAAACCGTACAAAAATGCCTAAGAGAATCCAAGTGCTTGACTGACTGCATTAAAGCACCTTACTTCGCTCCCGATAATCGGTCGAGGTATAGACCAAGACCACATTCAATAACTTAATTAATTTGTTTTTACAATGAAAAAAGAACCAAACATTACAGAGCGTCAAGCTCGTGAAATCGTGGAAAAAATGGAGCGCAGGGAACCCTACACCTCCAAGTCGATAGACGACTTCTACAGGAGTATCGGTCTGGAACCGGAGGAGCCGGAACAGCTCGGCAAGACCGTCACGGAAGAAGCAGAAATTCCTATGGCGGATGAACCGTCAGGAGTGGCGACCGGAGAAGCGGCAATGCCGCAGAAGCGCATCAGCAGCAAACAGCGCAGGCTGTCTTTGGATGAGTACCGCACCACCTATCTCAAAGTTCCCAAAATTATCAACCGCAAGCCCGTGTTCGTCAGTGAGACGGTGCGTGACGAGCTGGACAGGGTTGTCCGCTACCTCGGAGGGAAGGGCATGAGCGCATCCGGACTTATAGAGAACCTTGTCCGCCTGCACCTCGATGCCTACCGGAATGACATCGAGCAATGGCGCAAACTCTAATGGGATTACGGTGGAACAGGTTGAGCCGTTGGATGCACTCCATCGGTTCGACCGATACACAAAGTGAGTTATTACACTCGGAAATCAATCCGACAGGCGGAGGATTTTTGTGTCCTCAAAGACACAGCAAGATATATTTTCAGTTACCCGAATAATTCTAAGTAACTGAAAATGCCTTCACCGCCGTGGGCAGAATTATCCTCCGCAGTCGGATAATTTCGGGGTTCATTAATCAAAGATTAAGCAATGGACAAGCCATAAAATTAAAAGAATAAGAAGCATGAAGAAGAAGAACAAGTACGGGAGAAATCCCAAGTTGAACCCGAAGACACACTGTGTGATGGTGCGCTTCGATGATGTAGAATGGAACAGGTTTCTGACGATGTATGAGGAATCGAACGTGTATGCGAAGGCAGTCTTTCTCAAGGCGCACTTCTTCGGTCAGAAGTTCAAGGTGCTGAAAGTGGACAAGACGATGCTGGACTACTATACCAAACTGTCGGACTTCCACGCCCAGTTCCGCTGCATAGGCACGAACTACAATCAGGTTGTCAAGGAGCTACGCATCCACTTCTCGGAGAAGAAGGCGATGGCGTTGCTCTACAAGCTGGAGAAGTGTACCATCGACCTTGTGAAACTGAGCCGTGAGATTGTAGAGCTTTCAAGGGAGATGGAGAAATGTTACCAATCCAAATCCGACTGACATGGCATCGGTCAAGGTCAAGTTTCGCCCATCCACCATAGGCGGCAAGGAGGGCACAATCTACTATCAGGTGATTCATAACCGTGTGGTCAGGCAGATATATACCGACTATAAACTTTTCGCTTCGGAATGGGACTGCCATTCCGAAGCGGTCATACTGCATCGTGTTCCGAATAAGCAAGAGCGGAATAACCATTTGCTTTCGATAAGCTCACGCATCAGATGGGATAAGGACAGGTTAAACAAGATTATACAGACCTTATCCCAATCCGGCACATTTGTGACGGATGATGTAGTCGTGCGCTTTCAGGACAACAGGCAGGAGCCATCGTTTAACAACTATATCCGCCAGCAAATTGCCAGATTGAAACGCTTGGGGAAGATACGCACCTCGGAAACCTATACGGCAGCACTCCGAAGTTTCTGCGGTTTTATGGATGACAAAGAGGTCTTGTTTGACCAGATTAACGCTGACCTGATAGCGGAATATGAGGCTTATCTAAAAGGCAGAGGCAACTCGCCCAATACCATCTCGTTCTATATGCGTATCCTGAAAGCGGTTTATAACCATGCCACTGAAGACGGATTGACCGAACAACGGCATCCGTTCAAGTCTGTCTATACGGGAGTGGAGAAAACTTTGAAGCGAGCCATATCGCTTGGCGACCTTAAACGCATCAAAGGGCTGGATTTGTCGTTGAAGCCAAACCTTGACTTTGCCCGTGATATGTTCCTATTCTGTTTCTACACAAGGGGTATGTCGTTCATAGATATGGCTTATCTGAGAAAGAAGGACTTGCAGAACGGCATCCTTTCTTACCGCAGACGAAAGACTGGTCAACAATTGTTCATTAAATGGGAAAAGTGCATGCAGGAGATTGTTGACAAATATCCCGTAAATGAAACGGAATACCTTTTACCCATCATTACAGAACAGAACAAAGATTATCGAAAGCAATACACCAACGAACTTCACCGAGTGAACCATCTGTTGAAGAAAATAGGGAAGCAATTGAATTTGCCAATACCCTTGACAATGTATGTCGGACGGCACTCGTGGGCAAGTATTGCCAAGAGCCGCAATGTGCCTATTTCCGTCATCAGCGAGGGGATGGGGCATGATTCGGAGAACACCACGCAGATTTATCTTGCATCGCTGGATACCTCAGTGGTGGATAAAGCCAATAAGAAGATACTGGATTTGCTGTGAAGCCGTGAATGTTTTGCAAATCTGTCCAACGCTTTCTAAGAGACGGATA